CCTCGGCTACTGCCTCGGCCAGGGAATTCTTCACCACGGCGAGTGTCACCACACCCCGACGTGTACGAACATCCAGGAGCAGCAGCTTCAGCTGCTCCTGCAACACCTCGATCTGTTTCAATGCGACCCGGTCCTCCCCGGCGAGCTCCTCCTCTTTGTCCTCCTCCCCTTTCAGGAAGGCGACCACGAGGGGCTTGCTCAGGAGGGACTCGGTTGCGCGGAATAACTTTTGGCTGTGCTTGGTCAGGAAGTCCAGATATGCTACCAGGTCCTTTCGGACGGTTGGCTGCACTGTTGCCTCCGGCAGTACTGACCCTGCCACTATTCTGCTGATGGCCTCCGACGTCTCGGGTAGGAGGCCCACCAAATCGTAAGCGGACGTTTTCGACATGTTGATTGTTACGAGGGCTCACTTCCCCATTACAAGGCTGTCCGTCAATGTCCAGAGTGTCCTTGTAATCATTTATGCCTCTTTCTATCGTGGGCAGGGACCAGGGGTCGAATCCGGGGTTACTCATTTGGTCCTCAAAGTGCCTTATGTCATTGACACTGATACCGACACGTGCTGCAGCACACGCGATCATGAGTTCCCTGTCTTCTTCGGCCTGGGGCCAGGCGCCTCCACCCTGCGTTAGCCAGTAAGGCTTTTCCCTTCGGTGGCACTTTCGTGTGATCCTCTGCTCCTCAGTCGCACCACCTTCATTATAATAGGTGCAAATCGCTCGAGCGTAGCAACCGGTTATCGGTGATAGCCTATCGGTCACTAAATAACCCTCGAGACGGTCCAGGGCTGCATCAGCCAACGGAACAGTGGGATCACGCATCGTCAAGTGCAATTTCCTCCAGGTTCGCACGGGATCTTGGAATGAAGTGCTAGTTGTTAATGGGTCTGGAAAGACCCGGGCCAGGAACGTGTAACCCGTATCCGGCTGACAATCCTCAATTTTGACTGTCAACCCTAACTTCTTTGCTACTACTGCAATCTTGGGTTTCAACACTCTATCAGACAAACCGTCATCGCCGAACTTAAGTCCAATCATGGCGAAGCACTCCTCTGGGGTTAGGTCTGGGAACGTCATGCGGATTGCGCAATACTCCACAAAGGCGGAAGCAGCGGTGTTCAAGTCGCAAGTGGGTGGTGACCCGCTCTTGACACCGACACCGGAAATGTACTTCCAATTGAAGAGCTTGGCGCGAGATGGACATGTTATCAACATCCCGCAGAATCTTCTAAGTTCTTCTGAACTACCAAAGTACCTTAAATACAATGGGTTCATGACGTTCTCTTGCATCCATGCGGAAACAGTGCCATCGAGATTAGAGTAATCCGTTTCGCAGACAGCCGCAACGGCTGCAACAAACTCCTGAACAGCAAGGGTTATCTCATCTGGTGTTAATCCCGGGAGAAACCAATGCTTACAGTGTTCTGCGTGGAACACTTCATCTCTAAAAGCAAGGGTGTATCTGGAAAAATGAACCAAATACCTTATATCATGGTATGATGATATGATCCGCGATGGCTTCGTGCCTGGTTCGTTCTTAAGAAATGCCTCAATTAGTGGCCGTGGTGTCATTTCAACTGTCTCCCAGATCTGTTTGATGGCTAGTGTTTGTGAGGGTTTATCCAGTCGGGTTATGGACTCGTCAATATCCAAGGGAACACCCACGCCAGGCACAGGGACGACAAGCTTAACAAACTCATCAGCATATCCCTGTATACGTCGGGGTGGCATCGTGGTATTGCCGACAAAGGTGACCCTCTCGTCTATAGAAACGGAAAGGGCCTCACTCCTCTTGACCATAGGCAACATGGCCTCATCTGACAGGATCGGAGAAGAATATGATCTACCACTGACCACGGGCAAATCGCACTCCATGGCTGCCGGCCAGTGAGCTTGGGGTTCTGTTGATTTCCCCAAGCGTGGGGACTTATCGCCGTTTCCAACGGTCTTGTTTGCATGAAATTGACTGAATAAGGCTGTCTGCATGGGACAGGTGTAGCCCATGCCGATCATCTTAGCGGTGACAGACTGTGGGGTTGACATTCCCATCAAAATGTCGAAGTGTGCCTTCGGCAACGTCATCGACGTGTCGTCACCTTCCTTGCCTATGTTGATGTACAATTCCCCGTTATTACCACTATAAACCACGCTGTTCCAACCAGGCCTGATAACGCTAGCATAATCAACCCTTGCCAATTTACGTGGGTGCAGCTCTGTTGGCGCCCAGCTAAGAGACCAGGTCTCATAAGCGGGCAACAGCCACACCAGCAAGCGATCCGGGCAATTTGCCCAGGGACGCGCGTGATGTATCTTGAAATACACCAATCGATTGAAACCGCAGATGCCCAGCACAGCATCAATCCAGGAACGTGTTTTGCCTCGAACCTGGATAAACTCTCCGCAGCGCACCAGTCCCACACCCTGTGGACCCAGCCGCCGCCACACCCAACGTTATAGTGGACAGAATTGTCGAGTATCCTGTATGGACAATCGCCGTCGACGCCCGCAACACTTCTAGGGTTGAAGGTGAAGAATATTGCAGGGATACCCTCGGCAAGTAGTTCCTCAATGTCATCAATATAATGCTCCACATCGATCCCAACCATGACTTGCCGTGTAGTAGGCGACCGATTATCCAATCCGGCATGCAAGTCAGAAACCGCGTAATGTTGGTGAAGGCGCGGTATATCGCCGTCCTCAAGACTTCGGGAGGCTGGGGATATCTCATACTTATCAGCGCCGATAGCGCGGACTGCACTAGTAATGAGCTCCCTTGCCTGATCCCGGACATTGCCTGAAATAGGATGTCCATTGTCAGAAGAACGGGGTTGAGTAGGGATGATATGGTTTAGTGGAAACCACGATACTGTAATGTCCCTCCTCGTAATATTGATCAGAGCTCTCTGTATTGCTCTGATAAGGGGGTTGGTGATAGCAGATCGGTATGGTCCGTAGATTAAACCGCTGACCCAACGCGCAAACCTAACCAGACTCGGGAAGGCAGCTGAAGTCAACACAAAAGCTCCGAGCAATTTCAGTAGCTTACCAGGGTTGATCAACGTTAGGGAATTC